TATTGTTGGTTTTGCCGTTCATAATCCCATTGACTACTTCGGCAACACCTCGCTGATCTGCTCCAAATGGAGGCAAAACTCGAAACATTATCGGCTTCCTAACGGATTCATATCTACATCAATCCCTACTGTGTTAGTCCATTGACCTGTAGGTGTTAATTGTAGACGATGATACCTTCCAATACCACGAATTGAGACCCTATTTTCGCTATCTGCGACTGTCTGAGTTCCGAATACTACTTGCTCGGATAAAAGCCTTCTAGACACCAATGCGACATTTCCAGAGCCACCATCAACGATGGGCTTGGCTAAAGTAATTGCAGAAGTTACTCCAGGCATTTCAATATCGCCTGTTTCAATAATGGCTGTGTTTCCATTACCTGTAAAAGTAACGATTTTTGTATTCTTTACACCAGCAAACTGCATCTTTCCACCTAACCATACTCGGTCATCAAAGCTAGACATAATCTGCTCTAGGTTTCCGAATACATCCATTCCTTCCAAATCAAAGGATGGTGTAGAAGAAGAAGCAACTCGGCTTGCGTCTGTAGTTCCGCTTGTCCATTTGCCTGTTTGATAATTGTAGATAAGCAATTTATCTACAGTTGCAGATGACTGAGAAGCATAAGCCCAAACTACTAGCTTTCTAAATGGATCTACAGCAGCCGACATTAGGCTTAATGATCCTTCATCTACATCACTAAAAAAGTAGCGATTAACCTTTTCGTTGCCGATTGGGATTAACTGTTGCCCATCACAGGCATAGAATCCATCGTCTGATAAGAAGAACGATGTGCCACCATACTGAACAATAGAGTTAGCCTCATAGCATCCTAAATTACGGCTGATATTGTCAAATTGGAATACCAATGGGCTTCCAACATAGGTCATGCGATGGATAGAACGATCCATAAATACTAGACCAAATTCACCGCCTGTAAGACCTACAATTGAGCCACCATCAGGAATATCTTGGAAATCAGCCTGTGTAGTGGCTGAGTTAGCCCAATTAGACTCATCGCCTAATGCTGACCATTGAACCCTGTATGGATATACTGTAGAACTATTTACATAGGCAGAAACTACAAAATCTCGCACAACTGTTACATATCTTGACTGTGGAGCATCTGCTGCCAAGTCTTGAAAGGTTGTAGAACTATTTAAGTTATATCCCTGTAGACGATTACCGCCATTTGCTGCGATCAACACATTACCAAATTGGGTAAATCTCCAACGCTGATTCGTAGGGGTTGTGTATTGAAAGCTAACTGTGCCTGTATCGGCTGTTGTAGGAATGTTTGACCCAGACTGTAAATATGTAAATGTTGTTGTTGTTGGGACTGTATCTACAGTAAATGTGCCATTAACTGCTGTATTGCTTGTTGCAGCGACTGTTACAGAATCACCGATAGAAAATCCATGCGCTGCTGATGTTGTAATTGTTACTGTGCCACTTGTTTTTACAACATTGGTAATTGTTCTGCTTGCCTTAACTACTGAGTCTAATGATAGATCACCAGTATCTAGCTTAAATAGTTTTGTTGCTCCACCAGCAAACACAACAGTAGCTCCTGCTGCGGTTTTGCTTGCCACTACATTGTTTAGGTTCTCAGATGCTGCTGCAGAGTAGTCCTCGGCTGCATTGATAGCACCATAGCCAATAGCCTTAGAAAAGACATTCTCTGCCTTTTGTAAGCCATTAGCTAGACCTGGCTGATCTGGAGTCCACTCTCCGAATGTGATTCGACTTATTGCCATGTAGAAGTTCCAATATTCTTATCTGTCCAAGTGTCTGAGCTAATGCTCGTAGGTGTCCATGTTGTAGAACCGCTTGCTTCTATCACCCAAGTATCTGTAGCACTAGGTGTGGCAGTCCATGATTCTGTGCCAATTGCTTCTTCTGACCACTCATCGCCTAATACACGACCAAAGCAGTTTACTAGAGCAATGCCATTTACTGTAGCGTTTGCGCTAAATATTGCATTAGCATTTACGACTACTTCTGCAAAACACTCTATTGAGCCTGTGCCACTATATTGAACACCGCCTAGTGCGGTTACTGTTGCTGTTCCTGAGATGCTTCCTGTGCTTGTTCTGATCCTGATGCTATCTGCAGATACTGTTGCATCTGCTGAAATATCGCCAGTTGATGTTCTAATGCGGATTGCATTTCCCGACATAGAACCAGTTGCTGAGACATCAGCCACTCCAGCATATATACCAAGTCCGCTTGCAGATACTGTGGCAAGTGCGGATACTGATCCGCTACTTGTTCTAACTCTGATTGCTTCTGCATTTACTGTTCCTTGCGCTGTTACTGCTCCAGATCCAAATCGGATGAGATATGCACTACCTGTTACTGTGGCATCGGCTGTAATAGAGCCAGACGATGTTCTTGTTCTTATCGCACTAGCTGTTGCTGTGCCTGTGCCTGTTACAGAGGCAGATGCGCCACGAATAGCATAGGCTGTAGCACTTGCCGTTGCGTTAGCTGTAACACTAGCATCTCCGTAGTAAATACAGGTGCTTGTAGAATTCCACGCAGGGTCATCAAACGATACAAGGATCTGCTCAAGCGTTCCAAACTGGTCAATGTTGTCAATTGTGAACGCACCACAGTAATCTGCTGGCATACCTTTCTTTCTCTCTCAGTCTAGCTATTTCAGCTTCTTCAACTGTATCAAAAATACCAATATGTTTTTGTCTAAATTTTGCACAAAATTTATTTTTATAACTGTAAACACCTCTGATTTTTGTAGAAGAATTAGACTGAGCCTTTGACTTGTTTAGCATATTTACTTGATTCGTAACTTCTCTTAAATTACAAATCCTATTGTCATGCTTTATTTCATTTATATGGTCTATTTGTTTTTTTGGCAAATATCCATAAACATAAAGCCAAGCAAGTCTATGTGCTTTTTCTGGTTTTCCACAAATACCAATAACTATGTAACCATAACTATGTTTTGTTCCTGCAACATCACCAACTTTTATTCTGTTTGAGTTTGATTTAAGCCAAGTAAAAATACCAGTTTCTTGGTTGTAATCTAAAAACTCTTTTAACAGTTCTTGTGATAATATTTGTTTAGACATTTGACTACTCCAGTTAGTTAATTGTTTAGAAAAGCCTGTTAGAGTGCAATCTACAGGCTTTTCGTTATTTTACTACGAGAGCGTAACAGTTAAGCTGCCAGAGGCTATCTTAAATATATCACCGACATCGATTGTTTTGGAAGCATCTAGCTGGGTGTGGTAATACATATTGCCACTTGTAGAAGCATCCCAAATACCAATATGGCTTACTGTTCCCCATGAGCCTGTAGCCTGTGGGAATGTAATGTCTGCGCTAGTTGTGCTTGCACCGTTAGAAGGCGCACCAAAAGTAGCAGATTGGCGAGCATACGATCCACCACTTACTTCTGTGCCTGTGCCTGCATCTGTCGGATCTGCGGTATGCAGACTGACATAAACTGCTGCTGGAGAAGTAAAGGTTGTTGCTCGTAGAGTCGCATTGATTAGTGCATCCTCTAGGTAGTTCGACATTTCAGCCATTTTGTTTCCTTATCGAGAAGTAATACGCATTTGAAGTGGAATCCCTGAATACTCGCCACCTTGGTCTGCATCGGAGATGTTTTTGATTGCTCGGTCATACAAGGCTGCCCATGTCTGACTGCGAGCATCGTTTATTAAATAAGGCTCTGCTTCCAACAAAGATGCGTATAAAAGAGCATCTGGATAGTTTGCCAAGAATACATTGCTTGCGTTGGAGTTCGACAGAATCGTTGGTTTAGCGTAGTAGAGAATCTCTAAGACATACGCTGTATCTGGAATCGGTGCGAACTCAAACTCGGAAGCCAAGATTGTGTAATACATTGGCTTACCATTCTCGTCTGCATAGGCATCTCTTGTAAATGCGCTAGGAGACATATAGGTTACTGGCATCCTTGGATTGCCTTGGATGTGTAGATCACGAATCTCTAAGAAGTCAGTAGGAAGTGCCACCTTAGGATCTGCTCCGACCATCGTAGCAGTAGCCGACTTCAACATCTGGCGAGTGCGTAGTTCCCTTTGGAGACGCAGTTCTGCCATGTAGATAAAGTCAGGTATTGTCGATGTCAGATCAGACCGACCTAAGTAGCTTGCTACTGTAGTCTTTAGATCGCTGTAATTCGTAAATGGCATATTAACCCTTATTCTTTAGGCAGTTCAATGTTCTGCCATCCATAAACATACTGTCCAATATGTCTGATTCCTTTAGACAGATCGTGGTCTACCCATGTATCAA